ATCTTCTCCGCACTTAGTTCAGGTGAAGTGTAAGTGCCGGAATGTGTGACGTAGACTACTCCTTGCTTTGCCGATTTGCTTGCCATATAGTCACCTATATAATATTGTGTGCCTGTTGCTATTTATATATTGGTTATCTGCCAGATAGCCTTAGCGCAAGGAATGCAAGTGCATCTATCCGGGGTTTGCTTCCAGAAATGCACCTACGGGAACACCTGCTGACATTCCCCGCAGGTAAATGTATTATTGCCGTCCATCAGTACCACCTCTGCGGAGTCCTGACGTGCTGTTCTACCCATTGCGCATCGTTCTCATGGATGATGTGTGCATTCTCAATGTAATGCCTGTATGCGCCCATTTCTACGCCTACCTGCTCGGCTATATACTCCTGCACCCTGCGGAAGCCGTAAGCATCTGCCGGAAATGCACCCACAACATCATTGCTTCGCATCATGAGAGTCATTGTAAGTTTGCCGTCACCCATGTCATCTATTCCCAGGTATATTTGGGTTGCACAGGGCACTTCCTTTCCAACCATAGAGTGCAGGATATCTTGCCGGTTGTAGATGTTGAGAACTGCTCTCCGGGTATCGTGGCAAACTCTCGGCGGCTTCTCCATGAATACGATCTCCATAAGAATAGTCAAATTTGAATGCCATTTCCTCGGCTATGTCTGGATCAATCAGCCCTTTAGCAAACTCATCTCCAAATAGTTTGGATGTAGGCCCAAAGTCAGGATATGTTATTTCTGGTGTCATGACTTCGACCATTACATTGCGCAACTCCGAGACAGTATTATTGCGTTGGTCTGGTTTCTTCTTGCCTTGCCACCATACAGTACGAATAAGCGCATCATAAGCAGCCGGTATGTTCCTGCGAGTGATTACGGAGGTCATAGGTAGTCCTCCTGGAAGTAATCAACATTAACCATTGCGTTGACATTTTCTGCTGGAAATGCTGGTGATATGAGGACTTCGGAGAAGGCACCCTTTGCGTATAGCGGAGAATCTTCATCTGATTTAGTATAGGTGTATGTGAACATTACCAAGGGCAGCAAAGAAATGTACCTTTCAGGATAGGTGTTTGGCCTTTGCCGGACTACAAATATCCTCATATCCTCTCCATTTGCATGTTTCAAACTCAGATATGTATTTACAGCATCATATCTGTCGCACTTGCTCTTAATTTGGTCGAATTTGAATGCCATCTGGTTTAATTTGTCAGCTCCTACATCCCGAAACATGCCATTGTCAATCTGCGACTGTGTTGCAGCCATTAACAATTGGCTGGCAGTCAAAGTTGTTTCAGTAGTTCTGACCATCATGACATTATTAAAGGTGATGATTGTACTACCTTCACATGTAGAAGCCCGAACCTCTATTTTGTGCTTCCTGCAGTATTTCATAAGTTCGACTGGGTTCATTTCAGCAACCCCCATTGCTTGGCCATTGCTTCTGCAATTCCTGGATATGTCCTGCTTCTTTCTTTCCATCTGTCAACAGAGGGGGCTAATTTGTTTTGACCGCTTTTTGTTTGGTTCTCCCACTTGCCATCTTTTGGAGCGTGGAGTAATTCTGAAGGTTCAAGGGGGGGAAGATTTTTTAACCATAAACATGTCTGCTTACTTTCTGGGTGTCCGTGTTGGAACGGTTGCACTATTTGTGTATATTTTTCTCCTATTATTTCCCTTGCGTATTTGTGTTGGATTGGGTTTTCTACACAAATTTGTGGAATATCTGCATTCAGAATATCACGAAAGAACAATGCGCCCTCTCTCATTTTCTCCCATCTGCCTTCCTGACGGTATAACCACGAAACACCAGAATTTGCAAGATATGTGCATGGTGGATGTGCAATCATCATATCCCACCCACCATTTAGAATATCCCGAACATCTCCCTGATAATGTGGTCCTGGTTGTTCGGTTGGGAGTATATCACACGATACAGCGTCATGTCCCTTCTCTAAAAATGCATCTCTTACAACTCCGGAAAATTCACAAGCAACGAGGACTTTCATTTCAGCAACCCCCGAGTAGTGAAATACCTCTCCACTCCTGCCTGAATCTCGTCAATGTCCAGCCCCTCTGACATATCTCCGTCTGGATAATGTACGTTAAGCCCACCATTGCCATCCGGCAGGATTGTGACCGCTTGCTGCATTTCATCCACGTATTTGTCCCGGATGCCTTCCAGCGCATGTACAATTCCTTCTATTCTGGCTTCTTGTCTTTCGTTCAGGGGAATGCTTATGATAGGCCCCGATACGAATTTCTTTAAGTTCCTTGCGTCAGTTATGTGTGCCTCAATGTCGTCTACAAATTCCTGTATCATGTGTGTTTCTCCTTAGCCTCTGTAACTTTTCTGATATAGTCTGCTGTGAAATCCTATATGGCAGACAGTCGGAGTAATACTCCGCCATTTCTGCCTGTGTATATCCCTCATCCAATAGGGTTGCCAATCCCTTTATGTTCTGGAGAGGGAGCCACTTTTCAGGCCTTGGCATTGTTGCCCTCTATCAACTCTGGATTCTCGTAGATGTTGCCGATTACTTGCACTTCGTTTCTCGAAATATATCCACCTGGGCAGGAATCTAATGTGACAAAATCACCGTTGCCTACTTCTACTGCCCATCTTCCACATTCCCATACAACATGTCTGATACACATTGGTTTGTCATGGCGGTTCAATGCTATTTTCACAACATCATTCTCGTAAATCTCCGTGCCATTCTTATCATAAAGTCCTGTAAACGGCATTAATGTCATTTTATGCAGCATTCGTTCTTGAACACAATGTGTATCATCACGTAGATAAACTGTATCTGTATGCCATTCAATTCCCACAACTGTCCACATCCCTTTCTCAATTGTATCCCATGCTCTGAATTTAATATCTCTCATCTACTATCACCAAACAGTTCTGGATTTTCATAGGTATTTCCGATGACTTTAATATTACAATTGGATATTTCCTCAGCACATAATTCAGGTGCATAAGTCACATCAATATAAAAACTACCGTTGCCGAATTTAACTACACCAACATTACCCGGTATAAGATTATCTCCAATGTAATAAGAATCGTAACTCACAATATCACTTTCACATATCTCATTGTTTTTACAATCAAGTAACCCAATGTACTCCATTATATCAATGTCTGGACACGTTACAACATCTTGGAAGTAATCAAATAGTACCAATATATCTTGGTCATCTTCCTCTTTGTAATATGATTTATAAGAACATTTTACATCATAAACATTATCTTCTGTAATCATTACTTTATTTTTATTATCCCATGCTCTGAATTTAATTTCTCTCATGCCATTGCCTCCGGAAGTTCAACTTCCTCGCCATCAATCTGATACTGTGCCAACTTCTCCACTCCAATAGGGCAGTCGGCAAAATCTCCGCTTGCGTCTGCAGGGCAATCGCGGGTTCTGCAAATTGAGCACAAGTTTTCAATTGCTATGTCAAGTGGTCTTTCTCCTGGAATGTCGCACATATTGCAGCCGGGTGGCAAGTTAGAGAGTGGCATTTATGCCACCTCTTCTGGTGCTTTCCAGCCAATGCCGACAAGCAGTTCCCCTAATACATCTCCCATCGTGGTTATGTCAATTACTTCTCGGAATATCTTGTCTTTGCTGTTAGTGCAATGTATTTCAACATGCTCTATAGGATTGTCTGCAAGTACCGCATACTCCTCTACACTCATTAGCCTACATGTGTAGTTTTTGTTTTCTCTTTCCTTGCTAAAATGATAAGGTGTTGATTTGAATGATACCGTCTTTGTTTCTGGTTTGTATTCCATAGCCTTAGCCTCCAAAAAAAGAATTAGATTGCGTCCATATTTTCATCAATTGGGTGCAGTTCCCTGCAATTAGGGCATATTTGATGCCCCCTTATATACTCCCCATCTCCAAATAATTGGAAGATTGGGAATTCTGGTTCTACCGGATTGTACCCACAAGCCGGACAATATCCGTTTGTGTAACCGTTCTCTTCGGAAAATACTGTGCTCATTTCTCATAACTCCTGCAAGCATTCTTTGCCTGCAATACTTATTATGTAACCGATAATATATATAGTTAATGGTAAACACCACGAATAAAAAAATTAGAATATGGGTTTGCTGGCCGTTCCGAACCCTGCATATCTGTTGCGCTGGGCTTTGACCTTGGCACTTATCCGTTTTGGCTGTTCGGTTTGCATTGAGAACATGGCATATCTGGTTGCATCAAGGATGTGATCAAAGGCTTTGACGGGTTCGTCGAGGACATTGCCGTTCTTATCTTCCTTGTACTTGTAGTTCTGCACTTCTTTCTGGATGCTGGGACTGCATGTGGCATCGACATGAACCTCGTGCGCCTTGACATAATCAATTCCGGCTTTAACATCCTTTTTGGCAGGGTGAGCATTGAATCCAGCATTACATATCTCTTCAATACGGTCAGGTTCGGCAGAATCACAAAATATAGTTGTCTGTCTACCCATACTCTCTTTTTGCATCCAGCGAATCAGATCACCGTTTGTCATTCCACTTTCGTATAACCGTTCACGCAAATAGAATCTATCCTCATGACACCATACCTCAACCACAGCCATAGGCGCATTATAACCAAAATCAATCCCAATTGCATGACTGCCATTCTCAAATATGGAATGTCTCCAGTTCTTTGGATCCTCAAATTTGAAGTGGGTATATATCTTGTTTTGTAGGACACCGGGTTCACCCAGGGCATATATCCGGTAGAAGTTTTCATCTTTGTTGATGAAGCCTTCAAGTTCATTGATGAATGCCTGCGACAGGAATTTAATATTATCCTTGTAGGTCGAGTGATGCACGTAGACGTTTGGGTCTGGTTGATTGACTAGCCGCTGAACTATCCAATGGTGCTGGTCTATTGGATTGAATGAGAGGTATATGCGAGCATCCTCGCTGGTTCTGGACAATCTTATTAGCAACTGGTTGTAATCTTCCTCACGGAACTCTGTGGCTTCCTCTAACCATATCTCCGAGAACTCCGCACCTTTTATCTTTTCAGGATCATCCAATGCCAGATAGTACAGTTCATTCTTGCCAACCCGTATTACCTTATCAGATTTGTTCTCTGTGTATGGTATCTGCCAATCTGCAAGCAGATCTTTCAGGACCAGGTATGTACTGGCTTTCATTGAGGGGAATGTTTTCCTGAGTATTGCTCGTCGTGTTCCATCTCCTGAACACAAACCTAATACGAAGTGCTGCATTATGGACATTGATTTTGCCGACCCGGCCCCCCCATAATACACCTTTATCCTTTCAGGCCGTTGGAATGTGTCATGAAACTTGCAGTTGAGTGTACCGTATATCTCCGGTTTAATCTTCGACATTGCTGCAATCCTCTGACTTCAATTCGATGGTTATACCGCCGGAATGTTCTGCTTTCATGTTGATATTCTGCGTATCATTGAAGTATTCGGGATACCTGCATTTCAGGATATATGCAGCCGCTTGCCATGATCCATTACTTGCAGCATCTCCTATCTTTTGCAGGTTGGTTTCAATCGCTTTGGCTTCGGCCCCCCTAACTTTATCAAAAAATTCAACATAGGGTCTTTCAGATTTGCGAATAGATGCATTAGGGTTAGCCTCTACTCTTTCCGTTTCTTGCCTCGCTCTTTCTTTCCAGTTCAAAAAGGTTTGATAAGATATTCCTACGAATTTGCAGGCAAGAGTGTAAGGCATCCCCAATTCTATTTTTTTACATAGTTTCTTTGTCAGTTCTGCATCCAGTTTTGTTTTCCGTGCCACGTTACCGCCTCTTTATAAATAAATATTAATTGACTGCCGAATAGCAGCCACCTGATTGTCGCATTATATCACCCGACATTGCCATTTTGTAGAGCACTTTCTCAACCGTGTCCTGCGCTATACCTGTGCCCTGTGCTATATCCATAGCGTTCACGGGTGTTTTCATATCTACTATATATTCGTGTATAGTATGTATATAGTTTCTGTCCTGTGAGGATATACCTGCTTCGATGTAATCTATACCATACCCGCCGTTGTCTTGAATTACTCCCAGATTACGCATACAGCCGTCAAGCAGGTCTATTGCGACCTGTGCATCGTGCTGCTCTACGTAATGACTCAGACGCATTCTTGCGCTTGCCTGTGCCATCCTCACGAGGCCTTCGAGATACCTCGCATTCAAGGATATGGTGTCTTTGCCCTGATTCCTAATTCCAAGATAATAATTTTTGATTAATTTCAGGGAATCTTCGGTCATATCTGGATGCACATTACTTTTTGCATACGCCACATACTTGCGAAGGAGGGGGATATCTATTGCAGGGGTAGACATATCCTCGAACTCACTTGTATGCATACGCAAGATGTGGTCGCATACGGCTTCGTCTTTCTCTGCATCCGGAGTATCCTGCATTATGAATATCAGGTCAAATCGTGATATGAGCGCAGGTTGCATGTTTATCTGGTCGGAGATTGCCTCGTTCGGATCAAACCTCCCAAATTTTGGGTTGGCTGCACCGAGCAAAGCGCATCGTGTGCGCAGACTGGTATTAATTCCGGCCTTGTGGATGTGGAGTGTTTGCTGTTCCATTGCCTCATGTAGCGCACTCCTATCTTCGTCATTCATCTTGTCGAGTTCGTCTACGGCACACACTCCACCGTCAGCCAGTACCATTGCACCACCCTCTACAGTCCATCTATCCGAATCCAGCCCATCTTTCACTGCGGCTGCGGTTAATCCTACGCCGGAGGTGGATTTACCTGACGCATATACTCCCCGTGGGGATATCTCCGCAAGGTTGCGAACCATCTGTGATTTGGCTACTCCCGGATCGCCTACTGTCAGGATGTGAATATCCCCTCTCAACTTTGTGCCATCTGTGTTTGACTGACTTACTCCGGAGAATAGTTGAAGAGCCATTGCCATTTTGATATTATCGTATCCATACACAGATGGTGCTATACTTCCCACAATTTGCTCTTTCAAATCTTCCCGGGAAGATAAGCGCATTATTTGCTCGTATTCATCATCAGATATTTCGAGGGATTCGTACGAATTGTCATCAACCTCTATATTGATAGCATCAATCACGTAATTGTAGGTGGTGGATTTGCCGTCACGGTTGCTGCGTTCGTTCTCAATCTCAAGAATGCCTGTAACAACTATCTGCTCACCTGTAGGCACATTTGCATCACATAGGTCGTCATATACCCGGATGACTATATTTCGTGGCTGTTGCCCGGTCAGGTTATCGGGAGATTCCTGTATCTCCAGCAATTGAAAATCTGTATATGTTGATTTGTCGTAGAGCATCTTGAATGGGCCTCGTTTCCCACATGACTCATCCTCACATTCTCCCGGCTCGACCATTTTTTGGTCTGGTTGCGGTACATAATTGAGGTGCTCGCAGCGCATACATTGGAACACTGCCTCCATCAGTTTTGGTTTGACAGATGTAGCCCGGCGAACTATACCCTCGATGGATACCATTTTGCAGATTTGGTCTTGTGTGATGTCCCTTATTCGATTTCTTTCAGGATATCCTCGCAGCCGGATATGGATGACGTTTTCGGGATTGCGCATGTCCTTTTCCGGAGCAAAAGCCAGGAATTCATTGCTTGCTAATTCCCGGACTGCCGTTTCTGCAATCTTCAAAAAATCTTTAGGGTTTTCTGCTATCCAGATGCCTACACCGTGTCCAATATGTGCTTCCAGATGATTCTCCAGGGTGACATAATCAATTATCAGGCTGGTAGATTCAGGATAGTTCTGCAAAAAAAGCGCAGTCTTATCGTGCCAGATGCCTTTTATGTGTGTGCCTTTTCGGGATCCTTGCTCCCTTTCGTGGTGTCCATACAAGAATTTCTTTATGCCTTCGGCTATATCTTCTTCTCGATGCATTGTGCCATAACTCCATGTGTGCTGTTCACGCCTTAGCCTCAATAGTCGATTCAATTAATGCTCTGATTTCATCTTCGCTTGCCTGACGTTCAACGAAATCAGATATAGTATCCCTTGATACCCCATACTTTTCCGAGAGATGGGTTACCCTCATTTTGTTAATACGAGGTTCAAATCTGGATTTGCGGATAAAATTAGATATGTCCTCCACAGCTATATCTATTCTTTCCTGCTGCTGTGATTGGATAGACTCCTGTTCCTCTTGCTCTGCCTCAAGCCTGACGATCTTTTCCCCGATTACATCCAGCCGGGCGTCTATGGAATCCCTCTCACGTTTCAATTCCTCGAATTCACGCTTAAGAGTCTCAAGATCATTGCTGGCTGCACCCAACAGAACATCAAGTCCGGTATTGAATGCCTCCGAGAAGGTATATCCTGACGATTGTATCTTCGCCATCTTGTCAGGATTGCCTGCAACAGTAGTGGTTCGCTTCATTTCTTATAACTCCTACAAATACTTCTTAGTATTATAGTATAATATATTACTCATATATATGCTTTTCGTATATTATCATATATATAGCGTATATCTCCAAAATCTCTCTCTATATCTCTCTCTATACAGGTATAATATAATATAATATAATATACCATCTTAGAGAGAGACTCTAAGAGATATTTATTTCCAGTTGAAACAATGGTATAATTATTATATCGGATAATGTCCTATTTTGCAGTACCTTCGGACAATTCTGTCATGGAATAATCGCAATATGGAATAAGATATAATCAAAAACAAAAAAATAGTGTTGGACAATATACAATTGTCCTTATTTAGGGGGAATCGCTCGTGTGTAGCATCCAAAAAGTATATATAGTATTAGCACTATAGTATAGAATAGAGAAAAACAATAAGGAATGGAGAGATAAGAGATGAGCGAAATCGAAGGAAACCACATAAGAGCAAACCACCAACCAAGCGGTGGAAAGACATGGATGGCAAAGATTACGGGCAAACACCCAAAATTCAATTTCAACAGAGAATTTGTGAAGCCTACTGAAAAGAGACATAGTAGCACCGGGAAAACTGGTGTAGACATATTCACACTTGAAAATGATGGATATTATGAACTGGAAGAGGCATGGAAAGGAAGACAGTATTTCAGATTTGAAAATGGAGAAATCAAAGAAATATCAAAAGAAGAGGTCAAAGTATGAAAGTGTACAACAATCGAGATTACAAAGAATTAGCAAAAGCAGTCAAAGCGGGTTTCCCAGAAGAGGAAGCCCAAAAAATAATAGAGCAGCAAAGAGAAGTAGGAGGAAAAGGGGAGGAAAAGTACTGGCTTGAAATATCACAAGAAAAGCCGGCATATACAACAATTCAAATACATCAAGAAACAAAAGAAGAATTGAAAGAAATCCAATTTCCCGGTGAGACATACGAAGACACAATACTACGTCTAATTGATATTTCAAGAGAGGAAAAATAGATTACTCTCTCCTGTCCTTTACTTGTCGGATTAGGTTAATACTCCATCCATGAAATTATAACCAAATTTTTCCACCGTGAAATATCGGTTATTTCCCGAATGAAATCTTCTGATGTTTCAGTATTTTGAATAACTATATTTTCTGGATTTATACCAACTAAAGTAGCATATTCTACCCCTGACATTTCTCTAACAGTATTGCACTTTCTACCATCCTCTTCCTTTTCATAAAATTCTGGAAGGGATTTGAAATAAACTGTATCTTCTACAAAATGCATTTCATGTCCTCCTATTGTCGGTTTCTTTCAATGATTTGAATGCTCTACAATACAAAAATCCAGATTGAATTATTATTTCGGGATCACAATCATCTGTATAATGGTGAGTACAGTCCTTGCAAGCATCCCATGATATCCTTCCAATACGTGAGTCCTCATCCAAATAAATCATATTTGTCATTGTGTCCTCTCCTTGTCGG